CTGCTAACCTTGCGGCTAAGCAGGTAGATTTTGCTGATACTAAACTAGGTGCTTTCTTGTTACCATTTGGTGTATCAACTAATAACATGTCTGCTTACACTCCTAACACATGGAGAAAAGCATCTGAATTGTACAAAGCCTGGAGAGGCGATGGAGAGCAGTTCAACAGAGATGTGAACATGATTTCTAAGCAGTACTTATTTGACTTTATCGAAGATAACGATAGGCAACCGAATCCATCTGAGTTAAATCAGATACAGATTCGTGGAGAAAAAGATGCCTTAGCAATGTCTGTATTAAAGTTCGTATCGTCATTAACGCTGCCACAGCAGCCAAAAATGCGTACAGCAATCTCGTTCTATCAGGACAGATTTAGCGAAGCAATCAAGCAAGACCCAGTCAATGGTGCAGAAGAATTCATGAAGGATAACCCTGAATACTTTATGCTTGCTGATAAACTGACAAACAACCTATCTGGAATTCGTTCAGACGAAACAGCGGTTGCTTTGTTAAAGCGTAATAATTTTGCAACAAGAGAAATAGTTACAAATATTACAGACCTAACCGCACTAGGTGCAGTCTTTAATGATGATAACTATGCATTCTCTAGTCCAGCAGATGCTTACCTTCGCACACAGAAGATTCCTGGGCTAGATAGCAAGTACAAGGCTAGCGAAGCATCACTTCTCAATATGAAGTCAACTATTGTTAACAAGGGTTGGACTGATTGGTTTAAGTTAATTGAGGTAGTTTCAACAGAAATGAGAAAACCACCTTACAATCTTGACCCTGCCCGTGGCTATGGTGCCGCAGTTTTGAAGCAGTACAAAGATTCTTATATTGAACAACAGAAGATTAAGAATCCTATGTGGTACGATATCAAGGAAAATAGTGCAGGCGGCGGTGACAAGGGTCCAATGGCTAGCGTTATCAAGGCTGTTACTATTGCTGCCAATACACCTGAGATGTGGAAAGACTTATCTCAGCAACCACGTTGGTCTGCCATTGTTGAATACATGAACTTCCGTTACGAAATTAACGATGAGTTGACACGCAAAGACATCGGATATGATAGCAACGCTGCAATCGACATCCGTAATAAAGTCACACTAAAGGTGTGGGAACTACGTAATAAAGACATAAAGTTCGGTCAGTTCTACGATAGATATTTTGACGGAGATGACTTTAGTTTTGTATTTGATTATGAACCACCAAAGAGGAGTAAGTAATGGTAGTAAACAATCCAGTTATTGGCCGTAAGCCTGTAACCACACCTACTCCTTCAATGGGTGCAGGAACAGTCCTTGCTCCAACAAGCGCTTCTGGTTTACCTGGTGGACTTGGGTCAGCAATTGACAAAGGATTAGGCAATGTTGGAGTTGAACCAGTTGCAGGGGCTGCAGTTGAGACGGTTAATTTTGTAATTGACCTAACTAACGCTGAAATGAAGAGGATACTCCCGTATCTTAAGAAATTTGGTGCAACTAAAACTGACCTGTCTACCTATCCAAATGCTAAGAAGTATTTGCAGACTAACTTTGACACTCTTATTACTAACGCTAATGGCGATGTAAATAAGTTAATCTCACTATTCAAGAGTGAAGCAACTGGTTATAGTACAGAGAAAGAAAAAGAGCCTACTCTAGACCAGCGCACTATTAGCAAGTTAAACCCAGCATCAATTGGCGCACTTATTGACAGTGTATACTTGTCGACAATTGGAAAGACTGCAAGCCCAGAACAAATTAAGCAACATCTTGCTGAGTTTGAAAAGATTAATACTGGCACAGTAACATCTTACAAAAAGGTTAAGAATCCAAAGACTGGTAAAATGGAAAGCGTTGCTACAGTTACTCCTAGTGGATTCTCAGAAGAAGTTGGCAAGAACAAGTTAGAAGCGCAATTGAAGGAAAGCAACCCTCTTGAGTATCAGCGCCGTAAAGCATTTGAGTTCTCAAATGCATTAAATCAAGTATTATCTGGAGGTATCTAGTGGCGGCACAAGACGCAGCAAACGAAGCCAGATTAGCGGCAGAAGCAGCAGCGGCAGCAGCAAAGGCAAGCGCCGAAGCAATCGCTACAGCAGGAAAGAAAGCAGCATTTAACGACCCAACTATTCAAGAGCAGATTCAAATGATTCTTGCTCTTAAGGATACCGACACAAACCTTCTTGCTGCATGGAACGCTTATCTTGCTGGAGATATTGATACATTCCGTGCATCAGTTCTTGCAAGTAATTTTTATAAGAACAACACTGCTTTAGCACGTCAACGCCAAACAGCAAAAATTAATCAGCGTGGCGCGTATGACCAGCAATTAAATGACTACAAGGCAACCACAAAGCGTCGCCTTATAGCAGTTGGTGTTAAATGGACAGATGCACTTGCAGCGCAGGCTGAAATTGCATTCGACAAGGGTCTATCAGATACCGCACTAGATGAAGTACTAATCTCAACTGGTGCGATTGGACAACTTGGTGGCTCAACTCTTGCTGCTGTTAATGCACTTAAGACATTCGCCAATGATTATGGTGTAAGTAATCTTTACAACAAGGCATACTGGGACTCTAAGGCAACAGGTATCTTTGCTGGTACAACAACATTAGAAGATATTCAACAAGAAATTCAGACATTATCAGCCAGTGCATTCCCTGCTTATGCAGATGGAATTGCTAAAGGCGTTTCTCTTAAGGCACAAGGCTCAAGCGTCTTGCAAACAGTTGCAACATACCTTGAAAAAGACCCAGATACACTATCATTTGATGACCCTCTAGTAAAGCAAATCATGCAGTATATCGACCCTGTTACTGGCAAGCCAGCACGTATGCCACAATGGGAAGCAGAAAAAGTAGTCAAGAGTACCGCAGGTTGGGCAGAGACTAAGAATGCTAGAGATACAATTGATAATCTATCTTACAAGGTATTAAGGGATTGGGGCCTAGCATAATGGCATACACAGAGGCACAATGGAATGCTCAACAGGCATCCTACCCAGTAGAAGATAGAATGTCTTGGGCTGAATACCTTGACTATCTTAAAGTAGAAGACCCTGATGCTTATAGAGTAGCAACTACTACTACGACTCAAAGACTTAATCAAGATACAGCAGCAACAGCGACAGCAACGCCAATTGTAGACGAGCGCTCTAAGATTATTGGAGCACGTGCTGATGCACTGGCACAGCAAGCATCAATTATTGCTGCTGGCAATGTTCTAGCAAACTACAAAGCAGTAGAAGCCGCAACTCTTACCCCTACTGTATCTGTATCTGCAGTAGAAGGCGCAGCACAAGCACGTGCAGCGGCTGCTGCGCAAATGAAAATAGATGAAGAAAATCAAGCAGAAATAGATTACGCAACAAAGATTCTTCCTAGTGGCTTAACACAGGCACAGATAGACTCTATCGAAGGTGCAAAAGGTGCTGCTGGTTTAATTGGTGGAACCGTAGACCCTAAAACTGGGTATGTTACTTCACAATATGAAACACCTGAACAAAAAGCAAAGCGCGAAGCAGAAGTAGCAAGAATTGCAGCAGAAGCAAAAGCCGCTGCCGATAAAGCCGCTGCAAAATTAATAGCAGATAAGAAGGCATTAGAGGCAGCACGAATTGCTGCAGAAAAAGCCGCAGCAGTAGCAACAAGTGCAGCAGCAACAGAAAAAGCAAAAGCAGAACTTGCTGCACTTCTTAAGCAACGTACTGAATTAGAAGCAAGAGAAAAAAGAATTAATGAACTCAAAGCCAAGGATGCTCGCGGAGAACAACTTACTAATGAGGAGCGTGCATTTATTGGGCTAGGTCCAATTACTGCATCAAAATCAACCAAAAAGATTAAGTCTGAAAGTTACACTGGAAAAGGCAAAGACCGTAAAAGGGTTGTTCTTTACGACGATGGCACAAGTGAAACTATTGCCGACCCAGAGGTTGTTGTAACAGGAAAAACAGCAGTAAATGGAATTCTTATTGATGGCGAAACTGGACAACCATTTAATGGAGTTCATACTGATGGTAAAACATATGTCAACGGCAAAGTAGTAATTGCTCCTGGGTCTGCGACTGGCGAAGAAGTAGGTACTGGTGGTACTGCAGGTACTGGTGGTACTGCAGGTACTGGTGGTACTGCAGGTACTGGTGGTACTGCAGGTACTGGTGGTACTGCAGGTACTGGTGGTACTGCAGGTACTGGTGGTACTGCGGGTGCTGCAGGTGGCAAAGTACTGACTCAAAAAGATATTGATGATGCTGTTGCTGCTGCATTAAAGACTTCTGCTGAAACAACCGCCAAGAATAACATGATTCAGATTCTTACTGACCGTTTTGCAAAGTATGGCTTAACTGGTCTTGCTAGCAAAATCAAAGAACTTGCAATAAGCGGAGCAACAGAGGCAACAATTACTCTTGGTTTGATGGAAACAGAAGAGTACAAGAGGCGCTTTGCAGCAAATGATGACAGAATCAAAAAGGGACTATCTGTTCTTACTCCAGCAGAATACTTAAATATTGAAGATTCATACCGTCAAGTACTTCGTGCTTATGGATTAAAGCAGTTTGATACAGATGAATACGTTAAGCAATTTATCTCTAACGACATCTCACCAACTGAACTGTCAAACCGTGTTGTTACAGCAGTACAGCGTGTACAAAACGCTGACCCTGCTATCATCAATCAACTTAAGCAGTACTACGGTATCGGTGCTGCAGACATGGTTGGATACGTTCTTGACCCAGAGCAGTCATTCCAGAAGATTCAACGACAGATTGCAGCATCAGAAATTGGTGTAGCAGCAGGTCGTCAAGGTCTTGAGGCTGGAGTATCAGTTGCTGAGCAACTTGCAGCGCAAGGTGTTACCGAAGCAGAAGCGCAAAAGGGTTATTCAACTATTGCAGACATCTTACCAACTGCAGAAAAACTGTCCAGTATCTACGATACAACCTTAGAAGGATATGGACAAACAGAGGCAGAGCAAGAAGTATTTAATAGTTTAGCCTCAGCGCAACGCAAGCGTCAAAAACTTACTGCACGTGAAATCGCAGCCTTTGGTGGCTCATCAGGTGCAGCAAAGACAAGCCTATCCACATCACGGGTAGGCCAATTCTAGAATCCTGAACGGACCTATCGGCCCCGTCAGCGTAATAGACCGATAGTAGGAGCCAGCCAGTTTCCCCGAACTGAACTGAGGCCTGCGAACTACAACGAATAGAAGGGTGGGTTGCTATGAGCAACAACTACTGGGATGAAGAAGACGACGACCTCGATATGAATGAATCAGGTTTAGACGGAAGTGACTTACTTAAAAAGTTACGAAAGGCTAAACGCGCTGATGAAAAACGTATTAAGGAACTCACTGAGCAACTTGAGGGATTTTCCAAGGCGCAGCGTGAGTCAACCGTTAAAGCAATCCTAGAACAAAAGGGTGTAAACCAGAAGGCAGCGCGTCTAGTCCTCAAAGACTTAGACGGTGATTTCTCAGAAGAAGCAGTTACAAACTGGCTCGACGAGAACGCTGACTTATTTGGCATTGAAGTCTCTCAGAGACCAGATAGTCAAAATCTCGCTACACTACGTCAGCAAGATGTAATGACACAGAATGCCGTTACACCAGACCGAGCACAGGACATCGAGCAACGCATGAACAATGCAAGTTCAATGGAAGAACTCATGGCTCTAATGCAAGGTCAACAATAATATCCGTTCATAGTCAAGGAGACTAATACACATGCCTAACGCATATACAGATACGTCGAGCACGTCGCTCGGCGGTACAGTAGGTGGCGCAGGTCTCGTACAGAAGGCATATGACCGCCTTCTCGAGTTCGCTCTCCGCTCAGAACCACTAATTCGTTCTGTCGCAGATAAGCGCCCAGCAAAGCAAGCAATCCCAGGTTCAACTGTAGTTCTACAGAAGTACGTTGACCTAGATGCTAAGACATCAACACTAACAGAGACAGTTGACCCAGATGCAGTAGCATTGTCAACACCAACCTCTGTAACAGTAACACTTAACGAGTACGGTAACGCTGTACTTGTAACACGTGCGTTGGAACTATTCTCTCTAGCAGATGTAGACCCAGCAATCGCAAACATCATTGCTTACAACTTGGCAGATTCTATCGACCAGGTTGCAATGACAACTCTACGCTCGGGTTCAAACAACATCTACGCAGGTAACGCAACAGCAGTTGCTAACGTAGATGCAGCAGACACACTAGACTCAGCAGACATCCGTAAGGCTGTTGCTAAGTTGCGTTCTAACAAGGCCAAGGGCCGTCGTGGAAATGCATACTGGGTAGGTATTCACCCAGAAGTTTCACACGACCTTCGTGCTGAGACAGGCGACCTAGGATGGCGCTACCCACAGTCACAGTCTGCTTCAGA